CAGCCCAAGTAGAGTAGTCTTCGGGTTACCGAAGATGCGCTCAATTAGCACCTTTGTCCTTCTTGTAGTCCCTTCGCCACTTCCAAAGAGTGTACGCAAGTGAGGTTACAAGTACGGCTAAACCCAATGCTTGATGGGCGTAGCTTACGAGAAGTCCTGCTCCCGTTAAAGACCAAGATGTGATTACGCTATCAGCACTCTCCTTTGTCATCTTTGTTTAGGGTGTTCTCGTATGCAGATACCAAGACACGAACCTCATCTAATTGCATTAGTAGATTCGCCTCTTGCTGCTTTAATGCATCAAGCCGTTGTTGTAGGTGTTCCATTTACTCGGCTGCTGCCTCCTCAACCACTACGGGCGTTGGAATCATCGCCCAAGCATCGTTGGCAAGGGTGCGGTAGTAGCCATCAACTCCCAATACCTCATCGGCAGCAGGGTCGTTTACTGCAAGCACGGTGCGCCAATAGGAGGAAGCGATTACTGCTCCGTCTTTGGTAACGTCTGTTGTTTTGCGGACTGCGATAGTTCCGTCAAGGCTGACGTTGAATTCGCTGATGTAGATTACTTCTTCAATCATTGTTTCTAATTATTAATTGTTTATACTTGGTAAAATCCTGAAAGTACAATTACTCCCGCACCATCATAAGCCACTAAGGATTGTGTGCCACCACCCACAGGTAGTTGTTCAATACTTATTTGAGTTGATAATGGAACACCCGAAGCAAAAGGAACATACAACGCAGTAAGAGCAATGTTAGAGACTGCACCAATAGTAATTGATGGTACGTCAACTGATGCAATAGTAAAGGGAAGCCCCGCAATACGCAAATTACCCGTTCCCGTGCCACCTGAATAGCTTAAATAAATACTAATGTACACCATTCTTCCAATTTTGGTATAGAGTCCCGATTGGCCACCGCCATAAGTTGCAGTTCCTGCGGTAGTAGTTCCAACAACAGTCGGAGTCCAAGTGCCTTCTTCGTAGTCATCAAGGGCGTTGGCTGCTGCGGTGTCCCCGTTGAAGGTTATACCACCATTAGCAAGGATGCGTAGTTTCTCGGTCTTGGTTGTGCTTGTAACTCCATTTGTAAAGAAACGGATGTTGCTCTCTCCATTTGTACCATCAGCAGCACCCGAAGCAACAATATCAAAAAAGCGAGGGAACGTACCACTTGGAACGTAGGAAGCATTAACCCCGATTTGGTCATTGTTGCCTGCGTAAGTTTGGCTTTGAGAGGCATCAGCCGTAGGGCTTCCGATTGATAGTTTGTTAGAAGGCGCACTCGTGTTGATGCCTACGAGGCCTCCATCGTGTTGTAATGATATATTTGCAGCCTGACCCGTATCATAATTTTGCATACGAGCAACCGAGCCTGACCTATCAATCCGCATTTGAGAAGTTCCACCCGTAGATGCTACCGCAGTTGTACTTGAAAAGGTAGAGCTGCCCGTTACTGCCAAAGTTCCTGCGATAGAAGCAGCAGTCGTTGACAAAGACAAGGTTGAGTCATTACCCAAACCATCGCTTAACGCCTTTAGCGTACCGCTAATCGGCCCGTTGTCCGTAACCTTAATAAGGCTATCGTATGTGTCCTGTGGGGTTGTCCCCGTTAATGTTGTTCCCATTTCTAATTATTCCAAGTTGTTGACCAAGTATTCCAAATTTCTTCTATCAACTGCCAAGCACCTTGCTCGTTGTTGCCGTAAAGGTTAGTAGTAGGATGACCATAAGACAATGGCTGAACCATACCCCAAGAGATACTATTCGTTGCTGCTGCTTGACCCCAATAGATGTCATTGTTTGCTGCTCCTTGTCCCCAATCGCCTTGAACTCCCATTGTCTAAATAACTCTTTAACTTCACAATGTTGCTACGCTTCGGAGTGTAGGTCTGTTTCTTACCACTCATAACACCCAAGAACTGAAGTTAGAGTCAGTATCGGGGTAAACGTCAGCGTTGTTGTTGCTATTGTATTCGGGGAATGAGGCTTGGTTGTAGCTCATATAAGTGATAAACCTGTCGGTGTAATACTGCGCCAAGTCACGAGCCTTGCCGACCAAATAGTCAACCTCAATCTTCTCTGCGGTAGTGCTATTCTCGGAGTTGTGCTTGAACACACCACCATTGCCGATGGTATAAGCAGCAAAAGGCAAGTACTCCACCATCGCGTAGTGAATCAACATCGGCTGCAAGTAGTCATTCACCAACGCCAAGTAAGGGTTGGCAAGAGTATTGGCGATGATGTCATTGCTGATTTTATCATACAACTTTGTGCCTGTGTAGTTTTGGATGTGTATCTCCTGTGCAATCTTGATGAATTGCAGGTACTTGTCTTGGTCGACGTTGCCTCCAATCGCGGTGTTGCGAACCAAGTCCTCTCTTTTGATGAATAATGCCGTTGCCATATCTTATCGTGGGTTTACAAATCCTTGATTGGGCATATCAACAGGTCGCTTCGCTACGTTTGTAGGATTGGTCTCAAGTACCACGCCCTCCTTCTTTGCCTTGTTTACACTTACCTCTGCGTTGGGGTTGCCTACATCGGGAGTTACGCCTTCGCCCTTTGCCAAGTAGGTCTTGCGCATCCAAAAGTGATGGCACCTTGCACCGCCCTTGTATAACCATATTGAATAGGTTGCTGCTCCCGATATGCCAAAGCCTGCGTTGACGGCTTGACCATCCATACGCTCAATATCCTCTTTGCGGTACACCTTGCCTGCTGATACCATCTTCTTGCAGAACTCACGGCTATTGGTCTTTGTAGATTCGGGAGCGTAAGCATAACGAACCTTGTACCTTTTGCCTTCTTCAGTTACTCCGTCTTGGCTGCTCTTGGCATTTGGGAATGCGCTGCCTGTTGATGCAAAAGCATACTTGCTCAATGCCTGCTCCGCATCGTAGTCAACGGGTCTTTCATCTACAAGCTCCCATTCATCCATATCTACTACCTCACCCAATATCTCAAGCTCTGCGAACATAGCATCTAAATGCTCATCGCTCGGCTCTTGGCTTGACAACTTAACGCCTGTCTCCTCCTCACGGGTCTCCATATCCATAGGCGTTACCACGTCTTCCGTAAACTCCAAAGGCTGAAGGGTCTTGAAGTACAAGTTTAGGCTGATGTCGTTGTAGGCAAGAATCATATCTATGCCGTCAATGATAATCTCCTGCTTGGGGCGGATGACAAGGTTATCCAAAAGCGTAGAAGCGGTCTTTAGCTCATCAGCGTTATTGCCTAATCCTGAATTGTCCTTGATGCCCAATAGCATAGGGCTGACAATACGATGCGAAACCATTATCTTCTGCGTGGCTTCAGCACTCAAAAATTGGTACTGCTCTGCGGCATCCGATAACTGAACGGGGTCAACCGTTGCAGCGAGGTCTTTGTTGTCGTTGAACGCAAGGATGAACTTACCCGAGTTTGAGCTTCCGCTAAACTTCGTGGCTATCTGCTGCTCAATGCTCCTGCGCTCCTCCTCGCTTGGCACTCCGTTGTTGAAGTTAATCAGCATTGAGGGCGCAAGGCCGTTTTGAATGTTGTTGATGTGGTAGTTGGCAATCTCCTCCTCAAGCTCTGCGTATGGCAGGCCACCTTGATAGTCAACGGGGGAGTAGTAGTAGAATCCTGCTCGGTATGGCTTGATGTAAAGTATCTCTAATCCCTCTTTGCTTGTGCCAAATGCAGGGATGCGCACAGGTGTCTCTCTCCTGCCTTTTACGTCTTCCCAATCCTTTGCGTAGTAGTAAGCCTCAATCTCTCCGTCTTCATTGCACCTTGCAGCTCTCAACGTCTCTACTGGGATGTGCTGCACCTCTACAATCATATTGTGATCTTGTGAGTACACAACCTGCATACTGCATTGCCCCATCATAACGTAATCCGCTACCACCTTCTGCAAGCAGGCTTTCGTGAACAAGCCACGCATCGCTGCGTACTCGCTCGGCTTCTTGGCAGAGTCCGTTGCATCCAAGCCCTTACCAAAGGTCATATCCATCAAAGAGTTGAGGATAGCGTTGTTGGTGGGTGAGCCGTTGTAGCGGTCAATTAGATACCCGAAGTAGTCGTTGTTATCTCCGTATTCTACGTAGTCCTTACCCTGCACCTCTTTAACAACAGGTGTGGTGTATGAACTGAAGTTCACAACGTGGACTTTAGATGATGATGTACTCATTGTCATAGCTTGTTTCTTCGGTGTAGACGTTTTGGTTCACCGTAAATTTCTCGTAGTCTGTTTGCGAAGTTACAAAGACCCTGTCTCTGTATATTAGATTTCCCGATGCAAATACCTTTAAGCCATAGAATCTATTGTTGACAAGGCTAAACGTGCCTGTAAGGGTCATAAAACCATTAGCAGAGGCAGCCGTGACCGCAGGTGCTGCGGTGGTGTTTGTTGATTCATCAATCAGCGCAATCGTAACGCTCGCTGGGAATGCGCGAGGTATAATTACAATAGCTTGTGGTGAGGCTGATACTTGAAGGATGTGCATCGTAACTAAATAACCTTTTACTTTGAATTTGTTTGAAAATATAAAAGGGGCTTACGCCCCTTTCCCTATATTATCACTTTAGCACTTTTAAGATTTGCTAAATAAAATATATTATTTTATGCTCTTTAATTTAAGATGAGCATCCTGCAAATTCTTATCAGCTTGCTTTAACTCATTAAAGAGTTTTACAACCTCATTGTATTTAGGAACCGCAGTTGGATTAACTCCAAGTTCTTTTGCTTGTGATTCCGTATCTTGAATGGTTGATTGAATTCTTTTTAAGAAGTCATTATTTTGATTAAGAAGACTGTCATTTGCCTTAACTTGCCGTGCGGCCTGTTCAACTCCAAATGTTAATGCGTCAAAAGCAGTTTTGCTATGTCTGGCGTTTTGAGTGCTATACTTGATTCCGTTTTCTAAAGGAACTAAAACGGAGTCTAAATTGACTTTTGCTAACTCAACTTTTATTGTGCGAACCTCTTCACCAATCTTGGCTACTTGCGCAAAAATTTGCTTACTCATTTTATTTGTAAATATAAGAGGGCTTGCGCCCCCCTAATTCATTTACGAGTTAGAACCTACTACAATCGTTTCAACTGCACCTGCAAGTCCTGCGAATGGATTGGCAACGGTAGCACCTGCGATGAAGTTAGCAGGAAGTTGCTCCTGTCCCTCCATTGTCAAAGTGTAGCCCGATAGGTCACCCATAGCAGCTCCTGTTACAATCGTTCCACCCGTTACTTCAGCTCCGTAGTTCAGACCCATCATAAAGGCGTTGCCGTTGTAGTCTTGAACGACCACGTAAGGCCGACCATAAGCAAGCAGCTTTAATTCTTTGTTGTCCTCCTTTGTGAGTTTGGTCAACGTCAAATTCAAAGTCTGCGTGAAGAAGGTAGTACCATTCTCACGGCTTGAGTTAAAGGTTTGCTCAAAAGAGCTATTGCCTTTTACCAAGTATTGGTAAGCAGAGAAAGTACCACTGATGTTGGTAATCTCATCGTTGGTGAGGGTAACAGTACCCAAGTCACCGAAGTCTACAAAGTACACGGCATAAATGCCACCTACTACGTCTTTACAGGGTACCGCCCTGCCTTTTGTTAAATCACAAGCCATTGTTTCTTTGTTTTATTAGAATTAAAAAAGAGGGCGAGGACATAGCCCAAGCCCCCTCTTGATTTACATTAACTCGGATTAAGAGTAAAGGACTACGTCAGCTCCGATTCCGTACTGAACTCCTGCAAAGAAGCGTAGGATTACGCGGATGTTGTCTGATCCGTCAAGGTCAGCCATATCAAGTACACGGACTTCGTTGCGCTCGTTCAAAAGACCTGTTCCAAAGAACATATTGCTTGCTTGAGCAGCGACCATCTTGTTAGAAGGTAAGCCGTTACACATAACAACCTTGATGCCGTCAAAGAACAAATCTCCTTGACCATACCACATTGTGCCTTTGTTGTCAACACCATTCGCTCCAAGACCTGAAGTTCCGAATCCACCAAGAGCGCGTACATAAGCCTTCGCTACGTTTTGTGGGACAAAGATTTGCAGGTCTTCTTTTCCGTAAAGGGCAGAAGGGATAGCATCAGCAACTTTACCAAGCTCGGTGATTACGTTTGCAGCAGTCACGGTGGTAGCGGTTACGTCAATAACGTCAGAATCAGCAGTCATCAAAGAAAGGAATCCGCTAAATTCTCCTGCGCTTGCAGCAGTTCCGTTCCAAATGTTCTGCTCAATCTTCTGTGAAGTCTTTGCAGCAACGTGGGCGATAAGGAAGTCAGCAAAAGAAGCAGGGATGCTATCGTAGGCAGAGAAGCCCATCTGACCACCAATCCAAGAATCGTAGTAGTCCTTCTTGCAAAGCTGCAAGTTCACTTGGAATGGCTCAACCTCAAGAATGCGGTCGGTCAAAGTCAAGGTAGAAGTTGCATCAAAATCACAAGTTGCATCTTTTACGATGTCGTTTGTGTTCACCTTCTGAAGGGTGGTGCGGTAGTTTACGTTTGGAAGAATCTCGATGAGACCTTTGTCAAGCGTGTTTGCGCTCAAAAGAGCAGCAGAAATATACTTGGAAGCAAACGCTCCCGCATAATTCGTGGTGATTGAAGTAGTTGTAGCCATTGTTTATTTGTTATTTATTCATTCGTGCAAGGACTCGGTCAATCGCTCTTTCGGGGCGGTTAGAACTCATCTTTTGGACTTGCTTTGTTTCGGGATTATGTTTGATGGGCTTCGCAGCAGGTGCGGCAGATAGTTCAGCCTTGATAGCTGACATCTCCTCCTTCTTGGCGTAGCCGCCCATCTCCTCACGCATTCCCTTCATCTCCTCACGCATCATTGCAATCTCCTCGAGAACCTTCTCAATGATTGCAACAACCGCAGGGGCTTCTTCTACTTCCTCTGCAAGTTCGGTAGCTGCTGCGGCCTCAACCTCAACTTCTACTTCCTCTGCTTCGGCAGCAGCTTCTTTGATTTCAGCGATTACGCCTTCTTCGGTGATGACGAGTACACGACCATCTTCAAGGAGGTGTTCGCCAATCGGAGCAGCAACTCGGTCATCGCCACTTACGACAAAGACTTCGTTACCTGCTTCAAATGATTCTGCCTCAAGAACGGCTCCGTTCTCAAGGTTCATTTGCTCAAACTTAACCTCACGGATGGAGGATAGCTCGGCAAGGATGCGGTTTAGGATATTGTTTGCTTTCATATCTAACTAATTAAAGGGGTTTTGATTATTTGTAACATTTTTATAGGTCTTGCCATAGCGTATTTGTGGACTCCCATAGCGTGTTGATGGTCTGCCACTCCTCGCCTCGTATCCTTACGCTTATGCCTTGACCTACTAAAGAGCCAATGCCTTGCGCTTGCAATGAGCCATCGCAGCAGTTGGACTTGTAGGTGTTGTCTTTGCATAAGCATCCACGCCTGCCACCTCTCGGTGACGCAACGGGGAGTTTCATTGGTCTATACATTGCCAAGTTCTTTTAGTTTGGATTCTGCCCACCTCTTACCTGCAAGACCGCCCCATAGAAGGAACGATATTGTGCCGCAGGCTTGCGTGTCGTTCTCATCGTAGTATTCTTCGGCTCTTGATAGGTACGAGTACATCCGTGTAATGGTCTCCACGCTTACAGGCTTGCCCTGTGCGAGTTGCTGCGCTCTTACCTTACCGACAGGCGTTGCGCACTTATTGCCGTTCTTCTCGTTTAGTTCAATACCACGCTTGGCGTTGTTCTTTACCGCATCGGGGTAGTCAGTAAACGATTCCATCTCAGTGCGTGTTCCCGACTTCTTGCGGCCATCCCTTTTTATGATAGCGACAATCTGCGCAAGCATCAACGCTGCTTCCTGCTCCTCAAGGTGTGCCATCTCTTGTTTGGCAAGGTTTAGCTTGTCCACGAAGTACCCCTCAATAGAGAAGCCTTTGACCTTTCCTGTCTTGACAAAGTTTGTCCAAATCTCGGGGTTGTTGACTTTCATAGATACCATCCAAGTGCCTACGGGCAAATCAAAGCCGTACTTCTTGCTCTTGTCGTGTATCTCATCCTCAATGATCCACGACTCTACAACCGTGAGGCCGTTGATGCCTACCTCGTGTTCAAGGGTAGCGTTGTTCTGCTTGGACTTCTGAAAGAACATCTCGCTTGCTTTTCTGATCGTGGCTTCGCTGAAGTAAACGTAGAACTCCTCTTGTCCCTCTGCTCGGTAGATGGGTTTGTTTGGCACGAGTGCTGCTCCCATAAGAATGCGCTTCTCATCGCTCTGAGTAGCAAACTCAATACGTTGTGAGTTGAGGGCAATAAAGTCCTCCTCAATAGCAGGGTATTCTACAAGGGAGATTGCATCAATGCCAGTTAGCAGCATTGATTCATCAAGTATAAGTTCAATTAGTTTCATCATCCGAATGTTGCGGTTCTTACTCTTTGGCGTTGTAGTTGTTGTGAGGTCGTTACATCACCACCCACAACGTATGCACGGATGGGCTGCTGAAACTGACCACCTATGCTTTGTGCAAGTTGGTTAAGGTTAGACTGCCCTACGATGTTAAACTGCGCAGGGGTTGAGGGCTGCGAGAGCGTGTTTGTTATGGCAGGGCTGCTTCCACCACCACCGCCTGACTCGGTAGGCACTTGCGTAGCGGTTATCTTCCTTGCGTTTGCAATACCTGTTGCAACAATTCCTGCGGCTCCTATGTAACCAAATACACCACCCTGCGCGAGAGCCTTTGTAGCTCCCGTATAGGTGTCAATGGCTACCTGCGCTAACGCGATGCCTTTACCAAGCAGCGTATTCTCACCTACGAGTTGTGCGATTCCGTTTAGTGCGCCTTTGATAGCATCTAACTTCGCCTGCTGCAAGTTCTTCTCCAAAGCCAAACGCCCTGCTGCGTTCTCCGCTTCAAATAACTTTAGAGCATTCTCTGCCTCTGCACGAGCTGCGGTTCCTGCCTTTGTAGCAGCTACCTCTTGCTCAAGCAATGCCTTCTTTCGGTTAAAGACATTTTGTGCTATCTCTATTTCTTTCTCGGCTCTTGCTACCGCATCATCTATGAGTTCAAGTTGAGCGTTCTGCTGAATCTCGAATATCTCTTGGTCGGTCTCACCGATGCTCTTGGTAATGTCTAACTGCTCACGAAGAAGTGAGTTTTGGTTTGCAAGGGCTTCAGACTCTTGACCAAGTAGCCTTTCTGTCAAATCAGTTAGCTCTAACTTTGCTTGTGCTAACGCAACTGCATTCTCCGCACTATCTATGATTGCTAACTCGGCTTGAGCTAAATCAATCTTTTTCTGTATTTGTTGTTCTTCTAACGCTGCTTGTTTCTTAAAAGAGTCAAGTAGCTCTGCGTTTTTTTGCAGCCTTACGTCAATAGATGTATTTTCATCATCACGCAACTGCCGCAGCTTCTCTTGGCCTGCTTGGAACTCAAGCTGAATCCTTTGCCGTTCTACATCAGCAAGTGCTGCGGCCTTTCGTAACGCGACCAATTTCTCTGCATCGCTTGTGGCCTTGTCTATATCCAACTCCTGCACCGCCTTTACAACGCTCTTAGAAACTGCTACAACGGTCTTTGCTACCTCGCTTGCTGCTTCTGCAAGGTTATTGATGACCATCTTGCCACTCTCCAAAAGGTTCTCTCCCGTCTTGGTCAACTCCTCACGAGTGAGGGCTATCTCCTTGTTTAGTTCTTTGATGCGTGTTGCATCCTTATCTCCAAAAAAGGACTTCTCCCAAGCAAGCTGCGTTTCAAGCACCGCTAATTGGATGCCCTGTATGATGCCTACAAATACATTAAGCACTCCGCTAATCAAGCCACCGAGTACCTTCTTCGTGGCATCAAAGCCTCCGTTGAGTTTGCTCTGCTCCTCTACCGCACCAAAGATTGCTTCGGTTATCTGACTGAAGATAATGCTCAAGGTAGTCATCACCTTGTTGACTGCATCTACTACCTTTTGGTTGCTTTGAAAAGCCTCCGATAGTTTATCTACTACGCCAACAAGAAGGCCAAGACCAAGACCGCCTTTGAGTAGGTTTCCTAATCCGCTTGCTGCTCTCTTTGCAAGCTCAAAGGGTGCAGTAACAACTTTCTTTAGGCCGTCAAATGCCTTGTTGATGATACCGCCCGTCTTTTTGGCCTCCTTGCCTACGTCAGCAGCTTCCTTCTGTACGCCACCAAGATTCTTCTCAAGCTCCTCAATCTTTTTATTAAGCGCATCAATCTGCTTCTGAAAGCCCGAAGTATCTCCTTCAATACGAATTTCTTCTACTACTGCCATTATCTACGTTTTAGGAACTCCTTCCAAGTTCGTGGTATTGCGTTCTTTCCCTTTGCTATATCAATAGTTTCGGAGACGTTGCGATAGTCACTTGCTTGCAGCAGTTCTATCAAATAACTTAAATAGGTGGGCTTCATACTACGTTAAGGAGTTCGAATGTTGCTTTGCCTGTGGTCATATTTAGGCTGACGTTGTTGATTAGGTACTTGGTGTTGTTCCAAATGATTGCATTCTGAAGGTTCAGCGTGATAATCTTGCCGATGGGTAGCACGGCTTCTACGTTGTACAACCTGCGACTTTTGGCGTATAGGTCGGTAATGTAGTCGCTCCACTCGTTGTTGTAGAGGCTTTGGTTTACCGATTGCAGGTGGTATGGGTCTATGTCTGCTCCAAAGGTGATAGTGTGTGATGCTGCTGCGCTTGAGTAGCGGTTGGAAGTATTCGCATACCACGCAATGGTGACCTCCTCGCTTGTGGTGTCATCAGAGTTTACAAACGCAACAGGGTTTGGAGTTAGGGTGTAGTCATCAAAGTACCCATAAAACAAAATAGGTGCGCCTAAATACGGGTTGAATGTGCCATCTTCGTTTGCTTCGCTTGTTATGCTTTTGTACACAAGTACGTTAGTCAATGCGCTCGTGTCTTGGTCTGTCAGCCTTTCAAACAAGGGGCATTCAAACGGCACTTCTACAATAAACTCATCGCCATCAAAACTAAAGGTGTTATTCAAATCCCCAAAGCCTACGTTGTTTGTTTGTTGGTATTGGAAGCCAAGTATCTGCTCTGTCTCTTGGTACTTAAATTCAATCTCCCTGTATAGGGGTGGGCGGTTCACCACATACTCGGTTATGTCTAAATAGTCTTGGTAATCTTTGTCGCTTCCTGCTGCGTACCAATCATTCAACGGCTGAAGCAAGAAGCTCGTAGAAGTGGTTGGTATGATTACCATATTGTACATTTTCAGAATCCCTGCCAAAAAGTCTTTGACCTTTATTTCGGGCATTATATCTTGCACCACCAACTGAAAGGAGTAAGTTGCGAATAGCGTTTGGTCTACCGAGAACTCGTCTGCCGTAGCAGGTCTATTCGCTGAATACTCTGTAACTTGATAAGTCATAGACAAAGGTTGCTGCGGCCTTATGTACAACTGCACCGTGCTGCCAATGCCGTCAGAGAAGTAGGGGATGCTATGACTAACTGAACTTGATGGGTGGGCTTGTGTAAATAAAGAGCCATAAAATACCCCGTTTGAAAATAAGCCAAGCTCGTAGTTCTCGCTGACATCCTCAATAACAACATTAACTTCATAGAAGTTTGCGGTGGTGGCAACAGTCCAAGTATCGGTACTCAAATTAAAAGCAGTCCCCGAATTGATAGCATTGAAGTTTATGAGCTGCCATTCTATGTCGTTACCTCCTGCAAATAGGTACCCTTCGTAGCGGTGCAGCCATAACGACAAATCAACAAACGGAGTAGCACTCAAGAACGCACCCGTAAACGTGATGCCGTACTTCTGCTCCATAGCATCAAGGATAGCAGTAACCTTTAGCGCAGGCTTTAACTCATAGTAGTGTATGCCGTGTTCTTCGTTGGCATTGTGAAAGGCGATGTTTGTGTCATCGTGGTTGGAGGAGTCAGAGTCATAAACCCAATTCTTTACAGGGCTGCATAGCGGATAAAACAACGGAGCAAAGTTATCGGTAGTAAGTCTGTCAAATACCGCAGTATCGGTGTATTCGTGGTTTAATTCTGCAAAGTCAAGGTCGTACAGATAGTCCTCGCCAAACAAGTCCGTAAGCGTTACCACATCCCCATAGAACGTCAGCGTGTAAGCATACGGCTCTGTGCCTTTTAGCTGCACGTTCTCTACCTCTATCACCCCTGTGCGGAAGGGCAAGGAGTTTATTTCAATTCTTGCTTCTTGTCGTAGCCTTCCGTCAAAAGTATTGACTACACTTGTAGTACTTGCGCCTGAGTTCCAAGTTGTGTTAAAAGTATTCCAAGTGATGCCTATGCTATTCCATACGGGGCTACCGCCTGTCTCGGTAGTGATTAGCGACTCCGTGATATTGGCGTTGTAGTAGTGCTGAAGTATCTCGTTGTTTCGTGGGCTTGCAGGAATGGTAAAGCCCTGCGTGAAGTCCGTGAACACCTTTGAGATGTCCTGCACGTTCTGCACCGATAAGTTGATGCTGATCTCCTCATCATCAAATATGTCAAGGCGAAAGCCATTGACGTAAATATCAACCTTGTTCATCGTACCAAACTGCGCTCATCAAATCCGAAGTCAAAGGACATTGTGTAATTGATAAGCTTTGTGTTCACGCTCTTTTGATATTCTATGGTTCCACGATTCGGAACTGCACTCACCCAATTACTATTGGTATAGACCGCAACATACTCGCTCATCAGAATGTCCTCAATCGTTTCATCGTAGTCTTGGTCAACGAACCCTGTGTTTAGAGTTAGGGTGTTGCGAGAGTTGACGTTATAGGATTGATACTTGCCTACCTCCAATGAAGGGGTGGTGAAGCCATCGTTGTAGATGCTCTTTTGGTAGGAATCCTGCGTGAAGTTGCCACGCTCATCGCTGCGCTTGAAGAAGGTGATGAAGTCAGCAACGCCAAAGCGGTTGATGAACGCTACCTGCACGGGGTCGTACTTGGGTTCGCAGATAACGTAGTATCGTACACGCCCTATCTCGTTTGGTGAGTCCTCGCCATCCAAGAGAATGACATCGTAGTAACTGCCTACGCCACCATCGGTCTGTGCGCTTGGCTTTACTTCCGAAGGTAGGTTACCATTGTTCTCAAGGTTAGCAGCACCTACGCCTGCATAGATTACAAGGTCTTGCGAGTTGTTGCTTGATGGGTTGGGTGGCACGGTTCCGCCACCGCCTGTGTTTGTCAGTAACGCGGTGGCTCCACCTTTCCAAGTAATGCGGATTGCGCCCAAGTCATTGGCTACGCTATTGTTGATTGCAAGGGACTCGTAGTTACCGACAAGCACCTGCCTATCTCTGCTCGTTGCAAGCACCAACTGCGATACCGCAACAGGGGCTATGTTATCACGGGTTGCCCATCCATCGGTAGTTAGGTAGGCGAAGGTTACGCCTGTTGCGAAAGGAAATGTTTCGGGGGCGGTTCCTGCGTTAGAGTAAGTCCAATCACCCGTAGGGCGAACCCACAATGCCTCCGCAGGGGGGCTTTGCGTGAAGCCTATGTCATTCCATACGCTGAAGTCGTGGTTGAACTCCGAGCGTACAAGGTCGCTGATTTCAAAATTGATTACCTCGTTGATTGAATAGTTTTTGGTGAGGTTGTAGTTGTTCGTTACGGATGCTGATTTTAAGCCTGAATAAATCGCTACTCCCAAAGTCATCGCATCAAGCGAATCGTTTGAAAGTGCGTTGTTCTTGCCCGTTACAAACTGCGGGCTTCTTGCCATAGCAAGGCTAAGTGGGGTGGAAAGTACAGGTACACTCATAGTTTTATATTTAAGTCCTTACGGGTAAATGCTTGTAGGTCATCCTTACCTAATTGGAACGACTGAATAAGCTCGGGGGGCAGCTTGGCAAACCCAAGCCTAAAGGGTGTGCTAAAGAACTTCGTTGCAGGGATGCCCTGCCGATATACCGACTCACGCACCGCAAAAGGATTCAGCCCCTTGCTCTCTGCCCACCGCTTGAAGTGCTTCGCTGATGGCTTCTTGCCCTCCTTGTAACTGTATGGGCTATCGGGTGCTTTCTGCTTCCATATCTTGCCCTTGTTGTTTCGCCTGTTGAATGGGCTTGTGGACTTTCTTGTGCCTCCTGCGCCCTTTACTCCTTTGTCTTGGAAGTCACCATAGTCCTCCATCTCAATGCCCAGAGTAAACGAGTTCTCGCCTACAAATAGTTTATACTTCAAAGAATTGTAAAGGGTCTTGTCAAAGTTGTGCTTTCCTTTGGTAAGGTTAGTCCTCGCCTGCTGAATTACAAACTTTGCAAACTTGGTAAGCACCGCTTCCAACAATTCCTTCCGTGCCATTTTAGCAGATGCTGATCTCGGTGTTAGCAAGCAGCACATCAAAGGTTGCAGTCCACCCCGCAAGCAGGTTCTCAAACCTCTCGCTAAAGGGAACGCAAGAAGCAGTACCATCCAACTGATAAAGGTCGGTGTACAACGTACCCCTGCGTAGTTCTGTCACCACATCGTTGATTACTGCGAGTTGGGTGTTCAGTATGTTCTGTTCGTTGCTCGTGCCGTAGAAAGGCTCTGCCTGCAAGCGTGGGTTCTCTTTGGTCTCATCTACCAAGTCCATACAAACAATGCTCACGTTCATACGGACTATATGTCCCTCGAATGTTGCTTGGTTGATGATGATATGACTCAAAGGGAAGATGGTCTGCTTGTTTAGGTCTATGTCAAAAATATCCCCTGTCGTTACCACGTTGACTTGGCTATTGGCCTCAAGCGTATCTTTTAGCTTGGTGGTGATGTCGTAGAACTGTCTCATTTTTTAATCTTATCTAATTGTTTGCGTTCAACGTCTATGCGCTCTTTTTCAAAAACGAGAAAGGTAAGGGCTTCGTGAACGCCAAGCCT